CCAGTTTGCCTTGAGATCATCGATCTCGCGCTTCACCACGTACGGAATTCGCGGATCGTGCGTGATCTGCCAGCGCTGAATCAGCGCCTCCATCGCCAGGCCGTCCATGAAGGGCTGCTTGGCGAAGAGCCGCGCGTTGATTCCGTCCACATCCTCGCTCAGAATCTCCAGGAGCATCGTGGTGGTGCGCTCGGCCAGATCGACCGACGTTCCCGAAGCCGCAGGACCGAACTGCGGAAATGCCCCGCCGGTCCAGTACACGCGCGGATATCCGGCCAGCTCGAGCACGTTATAAACCTTGAGCGCGTAAGCGGTCTCGCGCACGTAAGTTGGATCGACCAGGCCGCCGCCTTTCACATAACCGCCGCCGCCATACGGCTGGCCCGGCAGCGAAACCGCGAAGGAGGCTAATGCAGTCATGTTGCGCGAATCTCCGGTAGCCACCGCGGCCATCGCCAAGCCATCGGGAAAAACTGTGTATCCGGACTGCGATCCGGACAAACCAAGCGTCGATAAAAACGGAAAACTATACGCGACTCCCGTCTGCGTTCCGGCCGAGCTTGTAAGCGTCAGATGCGTCGCGTCGGTCCACGATGCGATCGTGTAATTCACGCTATTGATAGTAATCTGGCCGCTGCTGGTGTTGGCGAATTGATCGCCGGAAACCAACGTCACCGTCGTGCCGTTGGTATTCACCACACCCGACGTTCCGATGCTATAGAAACGCGCAATCGACTGCGCGTCGGTGATCCAGGATGAATCGCCCGTGTACGCCGCGATATTGGTGTCGGAGCGGATGCCGTCGTAATAACAGCGCGTGCCGTCACATCCTCCCATTGGGAAGCTGTGCGCCCTCCAATACGCGCCGCCGCCCGTCGGCGAACCATTGCATCCGGTACCGGTCATGCAACTCCGCCAGGTAGCCAAGCCGGGAATCGCTGGATAGCTGGCCGGATCCTGATTGGTCGCGACCGGAGATATTTGCACGACGTTGATCGGAAAAGTGAACGTGCTGCTCGCGCCGCCGCCGGTTCGCACCGTGGACACCGTGAAAGAGAGTGTGAACGCGCCCGAAGCCGTCGCCGGAACGCTCAACTGAACGTAAATCACGTCGTTTGCGTATTGAAAAAACGGAGTGCCAGAAGATGTGGCTGCCGGTCCCACAATCCCGCCGTTCAACGCCTGCCAATATGCGACTGCGGTTCCCGCCGGGTATCCGCTCACGCTCGACAGATACGCCGTAGTCGGTTGATCCATGATCATCGAGAGCTGCCCGGTGCCGTTCGAGGTGAAGGTCTGCTGCGTCGCCGCGCACGTAGATCCTTGGGCGAGAGTGAAGCTGTTGCCAACGATGTTGCAGAGGTGATAATACGCCACGCCTCCGCCATACACCGAGCACATACTAGAGCCAGAGGCGCACTGCGTTGACGCTGGCATCGTGCCTGAGCTGACAATGCCCACACCTTGCAGCGTTCCGACATTCCACAAAGTCAAAGTTTCAGTGCCCGTCGGTGTATATCCTCCGGAACCGGTGGTACAGGTGTTAGTCGTGTGGTCGCAAGTGATGTCCACCGCATAGTGAAGCTGAAGCGAGTAATACGTGTCGTAGCCGGAGAACACGGTGGCGGGGCCCCAAAATCCACCATAGCCAGCGGTGAGCGACGACGAACCCCAAGCGACAACCGGGTACGGCGTGTTGCCGTTGCCGAGAGCCAGCACGGCGAACGCGACTAGCGTGATCAGGCGCTTCATTTATCAGCCCCGAGAAAGAGTGAAGCCGTCGAAATGGAATTGTTCTGCGCGGCGAGTGTGGTTACACTGATCCACGCGCCTACATTGCCGGTAACGAGATTGACGGTGGAGAAACCGGAGCAGACCTCGACGGAATCGATGTACCAATGCAGCGCGCTCGCCGTGTCATCGTTGATGATCGTGAAGCGGTGGGGATTGGTGTCCGGCGCGATGCCGGTGTCGGCGCTGGTGTCGGCGACCGACCCATTCGACATCTGGCAGTGTATTGTGGTGTCGCTGACATTCGTCGAAAAGCGGAAGGCTTCGCCGGCGCACGTTCCGGCTTGCAGCGTATCGACCACCATAATCGTGGAGCCGCAGTTATGAATGCCCGCCCAGAATCGCACGGAGGTGACCGCGCCGATCGCGCCGACCCAGTCAAACACCACATTGCGGCCCAGGCGAAAAATATTGGTGTTGAACGATCCGGAAACGGCCTCATAGTGATACGCCTGGTTGCCGCTGGTTGCGCCGCTGGTGGTCTGGGTCATCGCCGGATTGCTTCCGGCGGCGGCGATCGGGGTGGTCGCGCCGGCCGAAGTATTCGTGGCGAACTGGTTCATTCCGAGCACCTGCAAGCCGGCGCTGCCATCGGCCACCGCGAAGGCATTGCGCCGTCCATCGGCCGGATTCACCATCGCGCGCATATAGCTATATCCCGTGCCGTTGGTCACCGGCGCCGCGAATCGCGAGAAGAGGCTCTGCGGCGGCAGGATTGGGTACGGCTGGTTCGCCAACTCGTATTTTCCGCTCGCGGAATGATAGATCAGCAACGCCTGCGAGGGATTGACCGATGACGCAGCAATGATCTGACCCGCCGCAAGCGCAGTCCCGTTAGCGTTCGCGATCGGCAGAGCGGAGCCGCCACACAGCGCGAAGGTGCTCGATCCGGTGTTGGTGTTGGCGGGGCGCAGATTGATCGACACGCCGTCCGCGAGGGTGACTGACGGCGTTGGGCAGCCCGCGTAAGCGTTGGCTGATCCGGTATCGGAGACCACCAGCGCGGCACCCACGGTTGCGGCCGAAACCGTTCCTCCAGTGACAGCAATCTGACTCTGCGAGGTCACAAGTCCCTTGCCATTGGTTGTTACCTGGCAGACGTGCGTGGAGTCGCCGCATACACCAGGACCGGCGTTCACGCTCGCAAGCGTGAGAGCCTGCGAGCCTGTACCGGGGCCGGCGGTTGCATCTCCGGTCAGTTGCGTGATGCCGCCACTCCCTGAGCCGCAAGCCGCGCCAGCGTCCCCCAGTGTTGTCGAGGTGTGCCAAGTGACGCAATTTCCCGCGGTGGGCGTCCCAAAGATAGTCGGCAGCGACGGAACTCCGCTCAAATTTCCCCAGGCATATCCCGGCGGAATGTCTCCGATCTGAAGGGCTCCCAGGAACGGAGCCGCCGCCGCAGTTCCTGTTCCCTGCGAAATCAAAAACGTCCTTACCGTGCTCGTGCTTCCGGCTAGCCTTGCGGGCGCTCCGGCCGCACCGCCGTATAACAGATCCCCGAGCGTGGTTAACGGATTGTTGAGCGTCGCGAAAGACCCAAGCCCCAGATTAGCCCGGGCGATGGAAGCGCTCGCGAGATCGCTTAGGTTATTCGCCGCCTGCAAAAATATGGGCGCGGCTATAATCTTCGACCAGGACAAGCTCGTGATAAACGACGGATCGGCATAACTCCCCGCGAATGCCGTCCCGGAGGGCAGCAGCAGATTATTGGATAGCGATAGCGTGACCACGCCGCTCGCGGTCGAGGAGGTGATCTGCTGCGTTGTACCGTTTACCGCGGTAACCAGGCCCGAGGCGGAAAAATCGGTGGAGACCAGCGCGCGGCATACCGGATACTTCGCCACCGTTCCCGAGGAAGGCCCGGCGACGACTGTATTCGGAAGGCACAGCTGGTTGAATGGATTGTAGTTACGCGTCGGTTGGGCGGACGCCAACGCCGCTCCGCAGAGCAGCAACAGAAATCGATTCATACTCGGAAGTTGCCGGGCGGCTTACCAGCTCGGTCGCCGCTTCCTGACGACCAGCGTAAGCACGCAGGACGCAGCCTGGTTCACAGGCGCAGCCGCCGTCCCGCTGCGCACCTTGATGTACGGACAGCCGCGGAAGTCTATGTATGTCACAGGCGAGCCCATCGACGCCGCGGAAACAGACATCTGAATGCGATTCCCAGCCGTCGCCGCCGCCGCGGGAATCTCGATCTCATTTCCCGAGCCGTCGAACAACTCAAAGAAACTGACGCCATCCACGCTGCCCTGGAAAGTAAGCGCCGCCGCCGTCCACGCCTGCGGCATCTGGATCGACACCAAATCGCCATCCCCGAGGAGCACCGTACCCGACAGCGATTGCCCCCCGGCGATCGTGGCCTGTGGCTGACTAAAAGGATACATGGATTACGCACTCAGCATCGCGTGCCACTGCCCGATGCTCGTGCAGTAGAACACTGCGACCTTGCCGGCAGCGACCGCAAACGCGGCGTTTGCGCCGAGCGAGTTGATCTGCTCACCCGTCGACGGGAACACGTTCATTGACGCCACGCCCGCGTTTACCACCATAAAGCTGGCCGAGGAAGCCTGGACGTTCGCAGCCGCGGCGCTATAGATCGCGGCCGTCGCCGGCAGAAGCGCGGAATCTCCGTTCGTCGCAACCGTAGTGAAGCGCGCCTGCTGCGCCGGGATCGGAGTCGCGTTCGCCTGGCCGCCGCCGGCGTGCGCCACCAATCCATCCTGTACCGTCTCGTACTGGAAACCCACGGCGTCCAGCAAGAGCATGTACTTGATCACCCCGCCGATGCCGGTAAAGATTTTGCTGTACCAGGGTCCCCGCTCGGCCCCACCGGGACCACCGACAAACGACTTTCCAGCGCCTTGAGTTTGCGGCATTCGAAGCCTCCCTTTCCGCTCGCGGCCCTATTGCCCAGGATTACCGATCAGGCCCAGATAATTGTTCCAGCCATGGCTCTTGCGGTAACGCATTCCCACAATGCCGACTTCGGTGTAATCATCGGTCCAACTCTTCGTGTACGGCTGCTTGCGCCAGAACCAGATCAGGCCCGTGTCGGCCGGCTCGGCGCACAAGAACCATGCGTTCGGCGCGGTCAGGTACGGCCAGACGAACGGCTTCGGCATCCCGTCGATTGCCCCGGCAAGCGGGTTCACCGAGCGATCGGCGGTCGTCGGATCATCGGGCGAGCGGAGCAGCGCGTGAGCAAGGAACCGATTGTTCGGATGCACCACGAGACGCCGGAACTGGATACGAATCAGTTCTCCAGACGGCCGTTTCATCAGTTCCCCGGCCGTCATTGCCGTTTCCAGCGACAGGATGTCGAGATCCGCCGCCGTCATCGCGTTGGACTGCAAGCCTCCGGCCTTAAATAGCGGGTGAGTCGTCGAGAACAGCGGCATGCCATCCGGGCCGGGAAACGCGGCATTGAATCCGTTGTTGAACGTCGAAGCCGCGTCGAGTTCCTGCGTCTCGTAGCAGCTCCAGCCAAGATCCTTGTGGATGTTGCTGATCAGGTCCCATTTGTCGTCCTCGACCACATCCACCGTGGTCGGAACCGCCAAGCCGAAGCGCTTGTGAACAAACGTCGACTTGAAACCCTGCACGGGCTGATCGGTGCGGATCGACTTGCCTTCGTCGATCGCCGCGAAGCGCCCAACACCGGACACCTGCGAAAACTGCTCGATCGACCGATCCGAACTCTTCACGTTGAAGATCTGCGAGAACTGAGGCGGATACCGCCGCAGTCCGCGGTCGATGACCGCGCGCAGAGCGGGGAGCATGTTCACCCCGTAGAAATCCGTCATGTTGCCTTGTACGAGCATGATTCCCTCCCCTAGACCGTCGCAACTTCCGCGCTGAACAAGTGCTTGTTGAACTTCAACTCGCAGCGAGCGTTCGCGCCGAACGCATTGTTGATCTCGTCGTACAGCCGCAACAGCCGCACGTCAAGAGTCGCCGTCACCGCAATCGCGCCTTCACTGAACTGCGCCCCGGAATTATCCCGCGTCACTCCGCCGCCGGGGGTAGTGATCACAAGATTCGTATTTAAGTTCATATTCGCGAAGGCCACATTCGCCCCGTTCGCGCCATCGCCCTGCGCCTCATAGAGCGCGCCCGGATCGACCATTACCTGATGGTCGGAGGCAGTCGAAGCAGGCGACCAGTTGAGCGCCACGCCCAAGTAACGGGTCACTCCGGGCGTGATTGCCGGAGCGGTGTCGGCCGGAACCCCGATATAGCCAGTCGCCAGGAGCGTAACCGGGTCCCACTTGAAGCAGGCAAACGCGTACGCCGCGGGCTTCGAGTATTTTTCACATTGGGGATAACCGCCCGCTTGCGTTCGGCCCATCGGCCGAAGACCGTGCGGATTGTTGACGTTCGCCACTTGAGACCTCCAGCGTTCAGAAAATTTTAAACTGCCCTGATTCGCCGGATGTCCCGGACAAGCTCAAAAGGGAACCTGCCGGTTCACGCTATCGAACTTTCACTTTGCATATTGCCACTCGCCTCAGTACCCTTTTCCGAGTACCTGGGAGGCTGCCACTTCTGGATCGTCATCCTGGAGCCCGCCAAAAATATCGCGATCCGCGCCGCGTCTCCGCATATCGCGCTCCGGCTTGATCTGCTCGGCCTGCTCGCGAACACTGTCGTTCGCCTCAATCATACGATCATGTGCCTTTTTCTCGTAGTAGCGGTCCGCCCGTTCGGCCACGGCGGCCGGAACCGAAGCGAGGAACATATTACCGACCTTGACCTTTTGCCCATCAACGAGCACCGGCTGCCAGTCGATTACGCCGCGGCGCAGTCCTTCTTTGGCCGCTTTCTGCTCGCTGATCCACAAACCCCGATGCCCGTGCGGAAGATTCCGCTCCATCGCCACGCGCAACGGATCGTGATTTTCGTCCATAGGCACGTCGTTTTGCAGATCGTCGCGAAAGTGAACGATTTCTTTTTCCACCGGGTCCGTCGCTTCGCGACCGCTCGGCAGCCGCATTCCACGCCCTGACGCTCCGGGAGCAACCGCTTCGCGATTCTCCAAGCGGTGGGCATTTTCATTCCACCACTTAATCCCTTCGTCCGTCTGCTGGAAAAGGATTTTCTGTTGGACCTCGACCGGCATATCACGCAGCGGAACGCCGGCCACATGGCAATCAAGCATTGCCACTTTAGAGCCGTCCGTCAACTCGATGAGACCATCCACAAAGACACCCTCGGGAGCAGCGAATATTTTCGACTCACCAACACCCTGCGACATCGTTTTCTTTTGAAAGCGCCCGCCCTTATCGGCCACGTCCGTTCCTCCCGGTACCCTGCTCGGCATACCTGCTGAACTGTTCCTCGGTGATACCCAGGCGGCTGATGATCTCGCGCTGTGTATTGGTGAGCGTCGGCGTATCATCGTCGCGGCCTCCGCCCGTGTCGCGCTCGCCTCGCTGCGCGTCAATACGGTCTCGGCGGCGCGTTTCCCGATCCTGCCGTTCGTTCTTTTTGTCGGCCGCGGATTCCATCTCGATCTCCTTCTTTGCCATCGACGCCGCGGCCCACAGCGCCGAGCGTGACTTTTTGGCCGCCGGATCAACCTCGACCATCTGCCGGAAATGCACCTGCGCGCGCTTGAAAAGATCCGACTTCGGATCAACGAGGTCCGGGAACTCTTTTCCCAGCTTCTGATCGAAAGCCACGCCGTCTTGCGCCTCAGAAAGACGTTGGTTGAACTTGCGCTCCTGCGCTTCAAGGGCAGCCTCGAGCTGGTCCGCTGTGATCACGCCGCGCTTGGCGAGAGCCTTCAGGCCCTCCGCGCTCAAATCATCAAGCAGTTTTTCTGGTTTATCGTCGGTCACCAGCGGGCGCGCCGAAGGCTGGGTTCCTTCGTCCGTGTCGTCGTCGTCATCCGGAAGCGGCGCGACATTACGCCCGCGGGCCTGCTCGGCCCAATATCGCTCTGACTGAGACAGTTCCTCAGTCCTGGCGCGGAGCGTCTTGTTTTCCGCTTCGAGCGCATCGAGGCGCTTTTCAATGTCGCTCTTTTCTGCCTTGGGTTCCGGCTTTGGTTCCGGGTCGGTCGAATGGAAATGGGGCGCGCCAGGATCGATTCTGGTTGAGCCTTCTGTTTCGCCCGCGCGGTCGCGCAGCACAGGCTGGAAGGACAGGAAATAACGCATTCGCCTATATATTGCCCCGGCGCGAGCTCACGAGATTTTCGTTTCGTACCCAAACCGCGTATGTCCGAAAATATCCTTGCGTTTTTCCGCATACCGCCGCGCGCACCTGGAGCACAAAAACTGATAGATTCCGTCCTTCCAGTGCAGGAACAGCGTCGCCTGTCCCGTACGATTATGGATAGACTCGCACGATTCGCGGCACTCGGCGCAACGATCCGGGCACTTCTGGGTTGCTAAAGCGTCGAGCGCTTCAACGTGGGTCTCATGACACTTCAGGCAGCGGTGCATGTGGCCGTCCTCTCCGAAGTGCACAACTTCAGATTTCGGGTAGAACTTGCTGCAATAGTGGCACTTTACACCTATGACCGGAATCGCGCCCATGGCTCCCCTGGAAACGCACCCATACCCGCGAATACATCATCCTGAGTCAAGCGTAGGCGCACCGGAGGCTCCGGTTTGCGCGGCTGGTCCAGGCTCCTCCATTTAGCGCTTCCGTGGCCGCGAGTTAGAACGAATCCTTCGGCCCTCCGCTGCGCCCACCTACGACGCATGGCCTCGCTCGCTTTGTGTTTGGCTTCCGCGCTACGCACGTTTGTTTTTAACCTCCGATCATCCGCTCGGCAATCTGCTGATGCATCGGCTTGGGGACCTTCGCGGCGCGTTTCTTAGGCTTTAGCGGAAGGATCTTGGCTGGTTTTTCCGGGAATTGCATCGGCCCCGATCCGACGTTCTCCATCACATTCTTTTTGGGCCAAGCCATCAGTAACCGTCCGTCATCCGGTCCGCAATCTGCTGATGCATGGTTTTCGGCTTCGCCGCCTTGACGCGCTTCAGCCGAGGATTCGCTCTCTTCGCCGCCGGCGACGCCTTGCGGGTCGAACTGGCGAGGATGGCTCCAGCTGCTTTTTTCGAAACGCCTTCCTTCGCCGCGATCCGCGACTGAACCGCCTTGAATCCCGGATGCGCGCTCATTCGCCTTTAACCTCCTTGGCCTCTCCCTGTAAAATGCCGGGAACCGAAAGCGCAACCTCCAGGCCGCGGATCTCACCGCGCAGCTTCGCGGTATCCACCGGGTCCAGCGGATTCACCAACTCGCGCATTTTCCTGTCCCGCGTTTCCTCGATCCTCCGCCGTATTAATTGCCAGCCACGGGAGTCGATCACCTGCGAAATATGATCGTGATCGATTCCGTCTAGTTTTTCACGCCGGTTGCGGGCCACCCGCACCCCCTAATCCGCCTGGTCCAGCAATCGCCGCCGCCGCGGCCGGTCCCGATGCTCCAGGCTGTGCTTCTGGTTGCGCGGACGGTTGCGGACTCACGGGCTGTCCGACCGGCTGCATCCGCGTTCCGCCGGCGAGCTGCGTCTGTTGCTGCTCCTGCTGCGCGCGCTGGATTAGCGCCTGTAGCAACATCTTTTGCCGGATCTGCTGCTCGTGCTCCATGATGTGCGCGGTCATGATCGCCTCGGCTTGCTTGTCGCGATCCTCCGGCTTCTCTTGCATTTCCTGCTCAAGGCGCCGCCGATGGTCCACGATATGCAACCTGTCGTCGTCGAGAGGGTTAACATGGATTTCCTCTCCCATCAGCGCATCCGCCCACTCCTCCTTGGGTGCGCGCGGCTGGTCCAGGTCCGGAGGCTGCGGAATCACATCTTCGAAATTGTCCTCTCCGAATGCCTTCCACGCCTTGTTGAGCAGAACCCACAGCGCCTTCGGATTCTGCTGCACAAGCGGATTCTGCATCGACAGCCCGTAGAGCGCCATCACTTGTTGTTTTTTCGCTTCACGCGACCACACAGATGTCGCAAACTTCAACTGAAAATCGAAATTATGTTCCCGCTCCTGAGCGCTCATTGCTCCGAAGCCACTATTGACGTCGAACAGGCCGTTCGCGTCCTCCTCGGTCGCCCGGAAAAACACCCCCTCCGGGGCATACTCGCGATCGAGCGCCCAGTTGTATTCCAGCCATACCGACAAATCCTCGCGCAGCATATACATATCGAGAGACGCCCGCACGTTTCCTTGTTCGATCAACGCCATCTGCCCGGTCGCCGTGCGCGGAGCGTTCGGCCGATCGATCGCCTGGCCCAACGTCTGATCTGATACACCCGTGGTTTTTTCCGCGAATCCCGACAACGCCTGCTGGTTCATCTCTGAGAACTTAAGGTCCGCCTGCAGACGGACAATATTCACGCCGCTCGGGTCTTCAGAAGGAACAGCTGTGTCTGGCTCATAGATGAATGTCTCAGGATCAAAGCCGCTTGCCGCCTTATAGAAAATCAGGGGACCGACACTCAACTTTCCGGCGCGCTCAAACAGCCTGTAATTGGCGGACGATTTGTTCTGTAGGTCCTCGACCAACTCGCCGAGTCCCGGCCCCCAATACGATCCGTCTTTGACTAGTCCGATATCCAGAATCGGAACGCGCTTCTTCATACGTGGGTACAGGTCGCGTAGATCCTGCACGCCTACCACGATGCGCGGGTCCTTCAGAAAACTCACGACAATTTCGCTCTGCTGCGGCATCCTCCGGATAAGGTTCTCCGGCCTGGAATCCTGCTTTCCCCTGGGTAGTCGCCACTTCCCATACCAGATCCACATCTCCAGAGAATTTCGGTTCCCCATCAGCGAGGAGTGGTCTATGCCTTCCGCGCGATCCATCTCCAGCCCGGCGTCATCAAGCCAGTAATCGCGCTCCTGCCTTTGTTGCGCGTACGAGTAGATCTCCCTCCATCGCTCGGTTATACGCTGATATTTTCCGCGCCGCTCGCCCTCAAGCAGTTGATCCGGAGTAACCCGCACACGCCGGATCACCCAATCGAAGTCATCGATCGATTGAACGCTATCCTGAGCAGGAACAATGATCTGATCGAACCGCAACGGGATCAGCTTCGGGCCGTCGTACGCTAGCTTCTCGACATCGTTTCCGTCCTCGTCGCGCTCCCAATAAAAATCCTGCTCGTAGGGACAATACGCATGCGCCCGGCCGTACAACGCTGCGTTAAACACCCACGTTGTCAGCGCCGGCGTCGCGCGCATATACTCGAACACGCGCCACGTCTCGTAGATCCCGACCTTACGAGAAAGTTTTTCCGCTTCCGGAGTCCTCGCCGCGGCTACGATCTCGGCATCGTCCCCAAGCAGCGCCTGCATGCATCTCGCCCAGTGGCCGAACTGAATCCACTTGAGCATCGGAACATCGAGATCGCTTCCTTCCCGTCCGCCCGTGTGCGGATTGAGCCCACGCCACATGCGCCAATACCGGCGAAATCGCTCAATTCGCGCGTCGTGGTTAGATCGCGCTCCGATAAAACGGTGCCAGATGTGGTCTTTGAGCCGCTCAAGCTCTTGATCGGAAAGCTTTAGCTGGATCTGCCTTTGGTCCACACAAGGGAATTGCCGCTAATCGTCATCGTCGCGCCGCGGCTGCCCGTACGGGACCATCGGCCGCCGGTCCACCTCGCGCTCCACGGTCACGATGCGCTTTTTCGGAGCATAACGAAGTCCGATACACGCCAGCGCCGCCGCAATTACACAATCGTCGTGACAGCCAGTTTGATGTTCGGCTTTCCCGTTCGGCTTGATCACGAAGGTCCGGAATTCCTGAAGTGCGATCGGACTTCGGATGGTGATTGCCATCTCCCGCACCGCATCGTCGAGCGCCGACACCAACCACGGCCTGGTTACGTTCGTCGTCTCGAAACCGATCTCTTCCGGCTGAGCGCTGCGGCGGTCAGTTGGATCGCGGCGGCGGTTATAGATCATCGCGAGCGGATAGTTCTGCCGCAGAATCGCATCGATGAATCCAGCGTCGTTCGCCTCCGGAACCAAAAACGCCCAGTTGTACACCTCCGCCAACAGCGCCAGATATTCGGCAAACGGGACCGGCCGCAATCTTTGCCTGAGCATCGCAACTTGCTCGCCGGTGTGCTGGTCAATCACGAATCCTACCGAGAAGTCCGGGTCCGCGCCGCGCTGTTCTTCCGACACGTCTTTTCCCTTGGACGGATCAGCGCCGATGACGTACTGGTGTCCCGGTTCCGGTTTTCTCCAGATTGTTAGAGCGCCGTGCGCGCGCGCCACCCACCGAATCTTCCTCCGGGGAAACTCCTCGATTACCTGCAGCTCGCCCGCGGTGCCGTTCGAAACCGGCATACGCATCAGAGCCTTGTGATCCAGCGCGGGCCGACCCGAGCTGAGAAATGCCTCTTCCGCCGTCGTCGGGTATTCCTGATGGAAATCCTCGACTCGGCCATTGAACGACGTCCGGATCTTCCAACGCCGCCAATGAAGCTGCTCAAGGGTCGCTCCGTGCATCGCCTGAAGTTGTTCTTCTTCTTCGTCCATCGTGCGTTGTAGCTCTAGCGCATCGTCCTTATCGTCGAAGGCCAGGCAGTTGTTTACGTCCTCCAGCCAGCCGAAGAACAGAAACTGCCAGCCCTCCGCCGTAGCCGGGTCCATCGCCATCAGGCAGCGCTTATGCCATTCGTCACCCTCGCCGTTCGCCGTGGATTGCTCGATGATCCCGGTCTCTGGCAGATCCGGAACCATCGTTCCCGCGGCCCTGATCGTTTCCGCCGGCGCGCGCCAGAACGCCACCTCGTCGAACAACGCCCAGTGCCGGCCGCCGCCGCGGATTTCTCCGCGGTCCGCGGAATATACGCTCAGCATCGGACTGTCGGGGGCATCTCCATCGCGAAACAGCGCCATATCCGCCGCGCGGATCGGCTTCATCCGGATTGATGCGCCGTAACGGGTAAACGGCTTGTACCCCTCGGCGAAGGTGCGGCAGTAACTGAACGCCTCAAGCGCCGCCGGGTCATACCTGTCGGCGATGATCATCGCCCTGCGGCCACTCCAGAACGCGATTTCCTTGAGGATGTGCGAGCAACTTCCGAGCGTGAATCCGGAGCGACGGGTCTTGAGAATCCGGACTCGCACCGGCTTACCCATACGTCGCTGTGCACTGATCGCCTTTGCGAGTGTCATCTGACTCGGCCAGCACTCGAACGGAACAAGGTTACCGATGCGATCACGGACCCGCAGCGATTCCCGGCAGAATGACGGATGATCGTTGAACTCGGCGATGAGACGCTCCCGCTGTGGTTGTGTCAGATCAGATGGCCTCATCCCGAAACCCGCATCACCTTACGTAACAACCGCACCCCATTTGATAGTCGGCGCTTTACTCGTGATACGCTCCACGACCACACCATGGATATTTCCTCGACGCTGGACCCTTGAAGGTACACCCGCTTGAGTAGATACGCCTCCACTGCCGGCATCCGCATAAGCGCGGACTCAACCGCCGCCAGTTGCAAGCTCATCTTGCGCTCGACCGCCGCCCGCTGAATCCCATCCTCGATCGCATCCTCGCCAAAGAGCCGACCATCGAGCGTTTGCGGATCGATCTCCTGCATCGTCGCCGCCGCCCAGAAACGACGCCTGCAAGCCATCCGTACCGCGTTCAGGACGTACATGTACGCGTACGCCTGAAACGGGATGCCAAGCGAATCGTCCCACTTCTGCGCGCGCCGCCAACACTCGATGCGAGCCTCCTGCTCCAAGTCCGCCGGATCGAACGACGGAGGAAGCTTCCGCCGCGCAAAGTCTCGAGCCAGCTTAGCCGCCCACTCGCGATGCTGCTCGAATAGCGATTCACGATCCGGCACTTTCGTGCCTCCGGTAAACCACCAACAGCTCCTCCAGCGTGAAATCTCCGCCGCGATCCTCCGCCGGGTCCAATCGCGCCAGCGGCGGATCTCCAGACTCGCTATATCGCAGAGCATCCCGCGTCGCTTGGCACTGAACTGCCGGATCTGAGTGCTTCAGCCTGCGCTTAATGCTTTCAACCCCAAGCTTAAGAATCTCCTGTAGTTCAGCCTCGTGGCGATCCTTGAACCTCTGGATCAGGGTCTTCGTGCGGGGATCGATCACCTGCTTTTTCACCGCGGACTCCGACAACCCCACCTCGCAAGCAATCTCCCGCGCGGTTTGACCGGCAACCCGCCCAGCGGCGATCTTCCGCCGCTGCTCCGGGCTCACGCGACTCTTACCCTTCGCCGGCATTTCCGTTCCCGTTAGTCCCCATTCTCCGCCTCACTTCCGCCCGCCGCTGCTCCGCGGTCATCGCCGCCCAGATCTCGCGATTGACGCGCGACGCGTGCTTTCCCCGAAAATTTCGCTCACGCATAGCCGCTGCGTGCTCCTCCAGCCGCTCTCTTTTCGACTTCGACCAGGTACGCTGTTCCGTCCGGGCCAACGACGGACGCTCGCACAAAACCCTTGCTCCCATGAAGTGCGCCTCCCATGTGCTTGCTTCGCGCCAGCAACGCAATCTGGCTGCTGAGCCGTCCCGGATTCGCGGCGATATCCGGCGGCTTGCGCGGTGCTTGTGGCGATTCCGCCAGCGCACCGCCCGCTGTTTCAACCGGTAGAAACACAACCGGTCGCGGCATATCGCCGCGCACCATGCCGGGTCGTGCGCTCGCGGCTCGGGCTAATCCCGAAACCCGCCAAATCCATCCATCCGTGTGTGGTTTGGTGCTGTCTTTTCGCGTCGCGCACCGAAACGCACGCTCGATACGCGCCGCAATCGCAAACAGGCTCACGCCTTGCGCTCGCGCTTCCGCGGCTACCCGATCGGCAAGATGCTCGAATCCAGCCGATCGCAGATGCCTGCGTAGGGTGTCGAGTTGCATTTGCGTGTATCGGTCAGTCGCTTCTTGATCCGTGCACTCTTCTCGACTATTTTTACTAAAAGAACTAAGATTTAATACTGAGACCGCTTCAGGCCGGAAGTTTTTCACTTCAACTTCTTGATTGCCAGTGCTTTTCTCTTCCCTGTGGAAATTTTCAGCCCGGAAGTTCAGCCCGGAAGTCAGCCCGGAAGTTTCGCTTTTTTTCAACATGTTTTCCACAGGTTTTTCAACAGCGGTAAGGACGTACGATGCAGGCCGTCCATCGCCGCTTTGCTTGATTGTGATGAGACCCTCGCGCTTAAGTTCCGAAAGGTAGGATCGTACCTGACGGTCGCAGACCCGCAAGTGGGAAGCAATCTTATACTGCCGTGGATTCCAGCCGCGCACTGCGTACCAACGAAGCACGTCCAGGCATTTTTTCGCGCCGCAGCTCAGCACGAGTACACCTCGCCGATAAACCGCGCCAGCTGGTAGGGAATGACGCGAAATCCGGCTTCCAGCAGCCCGCGCGTCCACCCCCCCTTTCCACAACACAAATCGATAGCAAGCGGCCTCATGTTATCTCGATGGTCACCTTCTCTTCCTTCGCCACAATCGCCGGCAGCAGCGTAATTGTGCCGTTGAAGTGCGCGATGTTGTCGTTCCGAATTACACCCGCCTCCTGGAGCACATCCAGGAGGCAGGAAAGCTTGTTGTCCCGATCCCCACGCTTATTCGCTACGTAGAACCGTACCGTAAGATTGGGATGTTCCAGTGGTGTTCGGCCCAAACTCCGCCACGAATACGCTGCCTGTGTAACCAGAGCGCTGATCGCGCACCGGGCCGAGCTATCCAGCCGAACGCCTCCGCCCGGCTTCGGGCGCCATAGGTTCTTCTTGCTGGGCACGTGCCCGGTGAGATCCAGGATTACTCCGAGAATCCGCCGACCATGCCCTGGAATCGGGCAATCCATGGACTCACTCGGACTTTGAAGCGCCTGATTTTCGCCGTTTTCCGGACTTACTGCGGACTTGATCGCACCGCGATTTTCATCCTGTAAGTCCTTTATTTCCGGGTCTTGGGTGGTGGACCTGGAGGGATTCGAACCCTCGACCTCTTCCATGCCATGGAAGCGCGCTCCCAACTGCGCCAC